GCAACGTCAGATTCAAAGCTAGAGAAAGATACTCATTTGGATTCTCAAATCCAAGAGCAGTGTTTGCATCTCAAGGTGCATAATCTTAATTGATTATTTAAAGGGAGCTTCGGCTCCCTTTTTTTTTGGATCAAACTAATATACAATCGAAGGACTAGGATTTATTAACTTGTTCTATCAACTGACCTAGCAGACAAGCCAAGATGATAGAACTTATTTCCGTAGGAGGAAATTATGGCGAATTCAACATTTAGTGGGCCAGTCAGGTCTGAGAATGGTTTTGAGACTATTTCAAAAAATGCTACAACTGGTGCAATAACAATTACTAGTGGCAGTAAAATGTCTGTAGAAGCTGTTGGTAGTGCTGGTATAGAAGGCACAGCAGCGGTTTATGTAACTCAAGTAGAGCGTTTAAAAAGTGATACATCTACAAATGTAAATATTGTTAAAACATCAATTATGATTGATCTAACAGGTTTAAGAGATGGTGGCACAGCAGGTGACATCATTGGTAAAGATGGCGATGGTGTTGCTTACATAGGTCAAGTAACAACAGCTAACCAAGGTACAGTTTTCGGAGTCACAATGACTTGTGTTGAAACTCCAGCAGGCGGTGGTACAGATATAGATTTATATTCTGCTACTGAAGGCACAGGTGTTAATGACACAGCTATTGGTGATTTAACAGAAACACAAGTTATAAATGCAGGTGCAGCTTCAGCAGGTACTATGGTAGCAGGTGGAGACATTGCAGCAGATCAATACTTATATCTTGTAGGTCAAGGTACAGGTCATGCAGCTTACACAGCAGGTCGTTTCTTAATTGAGATAACTGGCTACGATATAGCATCATAAGGAGTAAACTATGGCAGATGCAGTTACATCAACAACAATACAAGATGGAAATAGAATAGCTGTTATACAGCTAACTAATACATCTGATGGTACTGGTGAAAGTGCAGTTACAAAGGTAGATGTTAGTGCTTTAGCTACTAACACTGCTAATGGTCAAGCTTGCACAGGTGTTAAACTTGGTAGGATTGTTTATTCTACTTTTGGTATGAGTGTAAAGCTTTTGTGGGATGCAACTACTGATACTATTTGTTGGGATCTTAATTCAGACTATACAACAGACGAAGATTTTACAGGATTCGGAGGTATACAAAATACTTCTGGTACTGGTAAAACAGGAGATATCAAGTTGACTACAACTGGTCATACGAGTGGAGATTCTTACGTTATAGTTCTAACTTTAATTAAAGATTACAACTAAGATGAATGGCTACAAAAAGAATAACTAAGCCGATACGTAGAACTACCAAAGGCAAATCAGCTAATTACCGCCCCACCAAAAGTGGGGCTGGTATGACTAAAAAAGGAGTCAAGGCTTATAGAGCTAAAAATCCTGGTAGCAAATTAAAAACAGCTGTAACTGGATCAGTAAAAAAAGGAAGCAAAGCCGCAAAGCGTAGAAAGTCTTATTGTGCTAGATCAGCTGGACAATTAAAACGTAGCTCTGCTAAAACAAGAAATGATCCTAATTCAAGAATACGTCAAGCAAGACGAAGGTGGAAGTGCTAATGGCTAAAATATGTCCAAAAGGAAAAGCATGGGCTAAAAGAACCTTTGATACATATCCCTCAGCTTATGCAAACATGGCTGCCTCTAAGTATTGTAAAGATCCAAACTATGCCAAAGGATCAAAAAAGAAACCAAAGAAAATGAAAGATGGCGGACTTGTAGGCGGAGGCAGACAGGCTAGACAAGACAGGCAAAGATTTTAATGGGCAAATTAAAAGAATGGGTTAATCAAGACTGGGTTCGTATAGGCACAGATGGATCTATTAAAGGTAAATGTGGTACAAGCAAAGATAAAAAAAATCCAGATCGTTGTTTACCAAGGGCAAAAGCACAAAGCTTAAGTAAATCAGAAAGATCAAAAACTGCTAGAAAAAAGAAAGCAGCTGGAGCTAAAGGAAAAACTGTTGTTGCTAACACAAAGAAAGCAAAGGTATCTTTTAAAAATGGCGGAGAGGTTAGAAAGATTGCAAAAGGTTGTGGTAAAGTAATGAACAATAGAAGAAAAAAAACCAAATATTCATAGGAGTAAATTATGTTTAAAAAAACTAAAGGCTATGCTAATGGTGGTATGGTTAAAGGCACTAAGTATATGGCCAAAGGTGGTGCTATGAAAGGCACTAAATACATGTCTAAGGGCGGAGCAATGAAAATTGATGATGATCCAGAATATAAAAAACTTAAAGAGAAAGTTATTCTTGCTAAAGAAGAAAGAGACAAAACAAGTGTTTTAAAAGGTCGAACTGCTCAAGGGCCTAGAGGTGCTATAGGTTCAGGTAAAAATATACCTTACTGGAAAGCTAAACGTGAATTAAAAAAATTTGTAAAAGAAAATAAAGCAACTTTAAAAGAAAGAGGCGAAGGTTCAACAAAAAGATATTAAGAACTAAATACGTGTCTAAAGGTAAAGTATAATAAATTTTTTACAAAAACAAAGGAGAGAGTGTTTTGTCATATTTAATTTCAAACATCCCGCAGTTTAAATGTTGGGTTAGAAAAGAGTTTACAGCCAATCATAGTAATTATCACGGAGAGTATTTACATGCTCTTGTTATAGCTGTTAATACCATTCCAGATAGATCATTATCGTTTCAAGTAGTCTTTACAGGTTGCGAAATAGATAACGAAGAAGATGCACCCAATGTTCATGGCGGTGCTATGTGGGCAAGAATGCCTATTCAAGCTTTAGTAGCAGATATACCTTTACAAGAATGGCCTTCTCCTATGGAAGATCATTTAGCTCAACCATGGGATTGTCTTAGTCATGATCATTCTGTTGTAGTTTTAGATAGAGTAAGTTCATCACCTTGGCTTTGTAAAATAGGTGGAGACTTCTATACAGGAAAATATTTATTTACAGTAGACTACACAGAAAATTCAATAGCTGATGATTCTGCTCAACATAAGCAATCACATGTGTTATATTTAACAGACGCTGGTGAGTATACTGGTAACTTTGTAGCCTTACCTAATAACAGAGTAAGAGCTACAAACCCTGCTTTATGGCGTGTTGGAGAAGGAGCACCAGACTTTATGCCTTCTCAATGGACGCATTCAGCAGAACAACATGAGAGCTATATGGATCCGAACATAACATTTAATAATTTATATGCTCCAGAGGAAGATTAAATGACAACATCAAGTAGTACAAACTTTGAGCCAGATGTAACTGAGTTTATAGAAGAAGCATTTGAAAGATGTGGATTAGAACTTCGTACTGGTTATGATCTAAAAACAGCAAAAAGATCTATTAATCTTATGTTGGCTGAATGGGCTAACCGTGGTCTTAATCAATGGACTATAGAACAAACAACTCAAACAGTTACCAAAGGCACTAACCAATATACTTTAAACTCTAATGTTATTGATATATTAGATTGCTCCATTAGAAGAGATACTGATGGAACTAACATTGATTTACAAATGTCTAAGATCAGCAGAAGTGAATATCTAAATATTCCAACTAAATCTACTCAAGCTAGACCTTCTCAGTTCTTTCTTGATAAACAAGTAAGTCCTGTTTTAAATATATGGCCTACGCCAGAGAATAGTACAGATGTATTAGTCTTTAATAAACTAGTGAGAATGGATGATGCTGACACCGCCACAAATACAATGGATATGCCTTTTAGGTTTTTTCCTTGCTTCGCTGCTGGTCTTGCTTACTACATAGCTATCAAGAAAGCACCAGAAAGAGTTGCTATGTTAAAACAAATGTATGAAGATGAGTTTGAAAGAGCTCTATCTCAAGACGAAGATAGTGCTTCATTTAGAATTGCACCATACTTAAGAAACGGATACTAAAATGGCTTACGCATCTGGTAAATTTGCAAGAGCTCTTTGTGACAGATGTGGATTTGAATACAAACTTGCTCAACTGAGAGAAGAGTGGAATGGTTTAAAAACATGTAGAGAATGTTTTGAACCTAAACACCCACAGCTTGAACCTTTACCACATGTATCAGATGCAGAGGCTTTATATAAACCTAGGCCTAGTAATGATTTAGAATTAGGACAAGGAGCTGTCTATACAACTGATGGTGATTCTAGTTCTTCTATGACATCTGATCCTGTAGGGTCTAAGATATTAGGATATGAAATGACAGGTTCTCTTGGTGAGGTTACAATAACAGTATGACATTAGCAGAGTTAAAAACATTAATACAAAACTACGTTCAAAACGAAGAGACGACTTTTGTTAATACTCTTGATGATATGATCAAGAATACAGAAGAAAGATTGTTTGAATTAATCCAGTTTGATTTTTTTAGAAAAAATGTAACAGGTACTTTAACAACTGGAAATACATATTTAACAGCACCAACAGATTTTAATTTAAGTTTTTCATTAGCTGTTATAGATTCTAGTGGCGACTATCACTACTTAGAAAAAAAACATGCAAGCTTTATGAGAGAATATACTCCTGATCCTACAGACACATCATTAAGAGGATTGCCAAAATATTATGGAGATTTTGATAAAGAACTATCTACTGCTTCAAATAATGGATCTACATTAATTGTAGCACCAATACCAGATGCAGATTATTCAGTAGAGCTACATTACTTATACAAACCCAATAGTTTAGTAACTGATACAACAGGAACATGGTTATCAGAGAATGCTAGAAACGCATTGTTATATGGATGTTTATACGAAGCATATACTTTTATGAAAGGCGATGCTGATCTTTTAGCTTTATATGAAAATAGATTTCAACAAGAAACTTCAAGACTAAAAAATAAAGCGGAGGCAAGAGGAAGGAAGGACGAGTATCGTTACGACTCAATAAGAAACGTCACCACTTAAGGAGAGAGAAGATGGAGAGAATAGAAAGCCTAGAAGGTAAAACTGTAGCTATTGTCGGAATGGGCAAAAGCTGGTTTGATTACTGTGTAGCAAAATCACATGGATCACATTTTGACGAAGTATGGGTTATAAACGCTGTTGCTTCTGTTATATACCATGACCGAGTATTTATGATGGATCCTGCAAGTAGATTCTTTGATACTGATAATGCAGGAAATCAAACACATGGAATGTTAGAAGTTTTAAAAAATCATAAAGGGCCTATATATACGTGCGAGTTAGATGATCGTGCACCAGGATTAGTAGAATACCCAATTCACCAAATACTAAAAGATACTGATTGTTATTACTTAAATAACACAGTGTCATATGCAGTAGCTTTTGCTTTATGGAATAAAGTAGGGACTATAAAAATGTTTGGTATTGATTTTAGTTATCAAGGTAACTTACATTTTGCAGAATCTGGTAGAGCTTGTGTAGAGTTTTGGTTAGGCAAATGTATGAATGCTGGTATTCAAGTTGAAGTAGCATCCTCTAGTGGTTTATTAGATACTTCTGTTCCTCTTGATGAAAAGCTATATGGATATCATAGATTAAAAGATCCTTTGGTTGTATCAGTAGATCAAGGCGGCTCTCTTTATGCTACTAAAAAAAGCAATACAAGTACAAATAAAAATAAACCTAAGTATAAATTAGCAGATAGATATGACTCACATTTAAGAGAACCAAAAGAATGGTAGTTAAAATTACACCTGACGGATTACCACAATTAGGTATGGTAGAAATTGCTACAACTCAGTATGGAGGACATCCTCCAGAGTTTTGGGCAGAAAGGCTTACTGAGAAAATAGTAAGTAATAGTGAGAGTCAAGATCCATATATACAAGAACAAGCAAAAGCATATAAAGATATGATTTATCAAGTTTGTTTGATTTATATAAAAAATGCTTTAAAATCTTATAAAGCTACTTTGATACAAGATTTATCTAGTCAAGGTAGTGAAGATATAGCAAAAATAATTAAAGGTATTTAATATGGCCATTACATCAACATTAACTACAAGTTTTAAAAAAGAACTACTAACTGCAACACATAACTTTGCAACTAATGGTAACGCTTTTAAACTTGCTTTATATACAAGCTCTGCAACTTTAGGAGCAGCCACAACTGCATTTACAACTACTGGACAAGCAAGTGGTACAAACTACACATCAGGTGGATCAGCTTTAACTAAAGTAGCACCAACAAGTTCTGGTACTACAGGTTTTACTGATTTTGCAGATTTAACTTTTGGTACTGCTACAATTACTGCAAGAGGTTGCATGATCTATAATGACACAAACTCTGACAAGTCAGTAGCAACTATAGACTTTGGTGGAGATAAAACATCTACAGCAGGTGATTTCACTATTGTTTTTCCAGCAGCAGCAGCAAGTACAGCTATTATAAGAATAGCTTAAGGTTAGCCGAGAATGGCTAATATAACTGGTTGGGGTAGAGGAACTTGGGGTTCTAATACTTGGGGCGAACCTAATCCAGTTACTCTCACAGGAATAGCAGCAACAAGTGCTGTTGGTTCTGTAACTATTGTAGCGAAAGCTAATATAATTCCAACAGGACAATCTGCAACTGGATCAGTAGGAACTCCTACTTTTGATTGTGAAGCCAATCTAACCCTCACAGGCCAATCCGCCACAAGTGCTCTTGGCACAATATCAGTTGTAGCAAAAGCAAATCAAACACTTTCATCTCAAGTTGGTACAAGTGCATTAGGTACCATAACTACAGTTGCTAAAGCAAACATAGTACCAACAGGACAGTCTGCAACATCTGCGGTAGGCGGGGTTGGTGTAAATGGTGATGCTGTTGCTAATGCACCAGGAGCTGTAGGTTCAGTTGGTAGTGTTGGCGTAGATGTTGATGGAGAAGCTAATGTTATTATATCAGGAGTTGCAGCTACTTCAGCAGTAGGATCTGTAACCGTACATCATAACGCTATATTTAATATTGATGGCGTATCTAGCACAGGATCAGTTGGATCAATAACAATTATAGCTAAAGCAAATGTTGTTCCTATAGGCGTTGAGGCCATTGGATCAGTAGGAAGTGTATTAGTATGGGGACTAATAGATGATACACAAACTAAAAATTATGCTAATATAAATACTGACCAAAGTTCATCCTTTGCTGAAAACAATGAAACACAAACTCCTAGCTGGGAAGAAGTAGCTTAAAAGTAGCTTAATAAGAGGAATATAAGATGGCATCAACATATGTAAATGATTTAAGACTTGAGGAAATTGGAACTGGTGATCAGTCAGGATCATGGGGTACTACTACTAACACCAATTTAGAATTAATCGCAGAGGCATTTAGTTTTGGCACTGAGGCCATAACAACTAATGCTGATACACATACAACAACTATAGCTGACGGATCTACTGATCCAGGAAGATCAATGTATTTGAAATACACTGGTACTTTAGATTCAGCATGTACTATTACCATTGGCCCTAACACCATAAGTAAAATGTGGTTTATTGAAAATGCAACTGGCGGTTCTCAAAATATTATTATCTCCCAAGGTAGTGGAGCTAACATTACTATTCCACCAGGGGATGTAAAAGCAGTTTATTCAGACGGAGCAGGAAGTGGAGCAGCATTTGTTGATGCCTTTGCTAGTCTTAATGTTGGTGCTTTAACAGCTACCTCACTAGACATCTCAGGAGATATAGACGTAGACGGTACTACTAACCTAGACGTAGTAGATATAGATGGTGCAGCTAATTTTGCAGCAAACGTAACCTTTGCAGATGGTGCAGACATCATCACCGCTTCAGCAGGAACATCTAACTTTAGAGCAGGTGTCAACGCAGGTAACTCTATTCAAAGTGGTGGTAATTATAATGTCCTCGTAGGTGATGAAGCAGGTACTGCTCTTACTACAGGTGATAATAATGTTGCATTAGGTTATAAAGCTCTGTTTACAGAAGATACAGGTAATAGAAGTGTTGCTATAGGTGACTTTTCTTTACAAAATCAAAATAATGCTGACAGTAATTACAATGTTGCAGTTGGGTACAACTCAGGTCTATCAATAACCACAGGTACAGCAAATACACTCATCGGTGGTCTTGCAGGTGATGCGATCACTACTGCCTCTTTTAACACAGCAGTTGGCAAAAGTGCTTTAGGTGCTAATACCACCGCAGATAATAATACCGCAGTCGGTAAAGATGCTTTGTTAGCAAACACTACAGGTGCAGGTAATACTGTAGTTGGTACATCTGCCGCAGTAGCCAACACCACTGCCGCTAACAATACTATTGTTGGATTTGAAGCCTTTGGAACAAACACTACAGGGCATTCAAACGTAGCTATTGGTAAAGCAACGATGTACGCCAATACCACTGGTGATTTAAACACAGCGGCAGGATATGCGGCTTTGTCAGGTAATACTACAGCCGATAACAACACAGCTTTTGGGGCTTATGCTTTCCAACAAAACACTACAGGTTCAGGTGGAGTTGCAGTTGGAGCAAATGCTTTAGATGCTAATACTACTGGTGCTCGTAATACTGCTGTTGGTCAAGATGCTTTAGGTAGTAATACAACTGGTGGCGATAATGTAGCCATAGGTAATTCTGCATTAGAGTCTAATACTACAGCATCTAACAATGTTGCTATTGGTAGAGTAGCATTAAATGCAAACACTACAGGTGCTTCAAACGTAGCTTTAGGACATGAATCTTTATTAAGTAATACTACAGCTAGTTTTAATACTGCTATTGGTAAATCTGCATTAGAAAATAATACCTCAGGAGCTAATAATACATCAGTTGGTTATGCATCTTTATTAGCAAACACTACAGGTTATGACAATACAGCAGTGGGTGCTTTAGCTTTAGACTCTAATACAACTGGAAGTCTTAATACAGCTTTTGGTAAATCAGCACTTCAATCTAACACAACAGCAGATACAAACAATGCTTTTGGAAGAAGGGCGTTATACACAAATACTACAGGTAGCGATAATACTGCTATTGGGTACTTAGCTTTATATTCAAATACAACAGGGCGATATAATACTTCTCTTGGTAATTCAAGTTTACAATCAAATACTACTGCCGAGAACAATACATCATTTGGTTATGCATCAATGAACGCAAACACTACAGGTGATAGAAACGTAGCAGTCGGTTCTTTAGCACTAGACGCTAACACAACAGCAGATGGTAATACTGCTTTGGGTTATGCAGCTTTAACCTCTAATACCACAGCCGAAGTAAATACTGCTTTAGGTTTTCATGCATTAAGACTTAATGTTTCTGGAACAAGAAATGTTGCAGTAGGTGCTGTTTGTTTAGACAATAATACAGCTTCAGACCATGTTGGTGTTGGTTATGGTGCTTTGGCTTCTAATACTTCAGGTAGTAATAACACAGCAGTCGGTACTG